TTAATCCCATAGAAAACTACTGGCATGTCATCAAGGCACGCGCCAGAAAACATCCGCTTCACTTCTTTGATGCAAAGACTATACTCGAGGAAATTATGGATTCTATGGGTAATTAAGCACTATAAAAAATCCGCCACTTCTGCTATCAAGCGGGCGGCTTTCTTCATGCTGATGTGGTTTTTCACCGGCTTGAATAAACACACGTATTGCCAAACATCACGAAAATAGCTGGGCGGCAAGCGCAGTAATTGCCGTAGCACTTCGCGGCCTTCTTCGTGTGCCAAAAACAACCGAATATCGCCAGTGGTGCCGCAGTGCGGGCAGGTAATTTCAATCACAATCACAATCCCTCCAACCCGCGCTGACGGCCGTCGTGCAATTTTTTACGCATCCTGCGAATCACTTCCAACGCCCATGCTTGCGAGACGCGGTATTTCTTTGCCACCGCCGATAAATTATGGCCGTCGTAATCGAGAAAAATATGCTGGTGCAATTCCGCCGTCACCACCAATTGTTTTTTCACGTAAAAACGCTGGGCGGCATTTTCCATGCAAAACTTAAACACCACGCTTTCTGCCACCAATACCGCACTGGCTTCATCCATTAAGCCCATGCTGTGCAATTCATTGGAAAGGCAGGCGGTCATGGTTGCCACAAAATCATCTTCTTTAGCTTCTTTGGTCAGGGTCATCGGTCGTCACCTCTGGTTCGCGGTTCAGCCACTGTTTCGCGGCCTCAATGCACTTCGACAACTTCTGACTGCTCAACCATTCCACCCGCTCGATGCCGGTTTGACGCTTTAGCCAAGCGCACAAGGCAGCTTCGGTGTTTTGTGTGACCTTGCCGCTTACGTGCAGCTTTTCCCACAGGTTATAGAGCAGATGTTCGGCACTGCTTTGGCTGCCGGTGGGGGCGTAGCGTTGTATAGGTTTTTTCTCGGGTTCATGGGTAGCAAATCCCAGATCGCGCATCCGCTTTAATACACTTTGTAATTGCGTATGGTTCAATAATCGGCTGCTGTCTTTGCCGCCATAGCTCAACAATAATTGTCGATAACTGGGGTCGTCCAAGCCCAGTTCTTTTTTGCCAACATGAATCAGCGCAATCAATTTATTGCGCTGGGCAAAGCCTTTGGTGTTGCCGGTCGGAACGGTCTTACTCATCTCCGCGCCTCCCAGTCTTCGCTGTTCAGCTCGTAACCAAAGGTATCTTTTTCGACCAATTTGGCACCCACCTTCAGCAGCTCTTCCGGTTCCAACTCGCCCAGCCGTTCTTTGCTGGGGCTTTCTTTCACATCAATAAACTCCGACATGCCACGTTGTTTCAGTAAAGCAATAGTGTCGTTTTTGTTTTTGATTTGAATCTCGGAAGACCTTCTAAAGTTCACCCAGCCGTGTGCCAGTGTTTTAGTGCGGTTTTTCTCGAATTCAGCTTTGTGTAATTCGGCAAAACCGGCCAGTTGGCCTTCCAGCTCGGCCTTTTCAGCCTGCCATGCTTGGGTGTGTTCTTCAGCGGCTTGCCGCAGCGCCGCCAGTTTTTCATCCAACTCGGCTTCGGCCACTTTCAACCGACGATCCAACCTGCCGATGTCGAACAAGCACTGATCGGCCTCGGCCCAGGTTTTGATTTTGACAACAGATTGCACTTTCTTACGCATGAGCGTTCTCCAAAAATAAACAAGGGGCGTACTCGGCGCGGTTGCTGCGCCAGCGGGGGTCGTGGGGGGTAAAAATCCGCACGCCGTCGGCCATCACAAACCAGCCCTGATCGTCTTGCTGCAAGCGCGGCGAGGTGCCGTTGATCGGGTGCCAACTGGCAGGGATGCCATCGACCACCACAGTTGGCACTTGCAACAGGTCGGTCACGCACTGCACCTCTGCGCCCTTGGCGGCGAGGTGGGTAATGGCAGCACTCACCCGTGCCACCAAGTGCGGGTTTCCTGCAATCAAGGCGCTCATGCCCGCACCTCGGTAATCACGTCCTTGGTGATCATCGGAATGCCGTTTGCAGCGGCCAGATTCAACGCCGCGATCAGCAGGTTGTTAATCGCCAGTGGGTAAAGCAGGCTCAGGGTTTCGCCCTTGTTGCGCCCTCGAACCGTCAATCGCTCTTCCAAAGCCTCGATGCCATCGCTGCTGAAAACATCGTTCAACTTCAGCCCGCTGCTGGCGAACAAATGGCTCAGATACGGCTTGGCATCGACCAGTGCGGGCAGTTCGATCAGCTCGCAGCGTTGCACCACTTCGCGCACTTCGGGCCGGCGCTCGTCGAGTTTGTGGCGCAGTTCGGTTTGCCCGATCAGCACAATACTGAGGAGTTTTTTGAACCCCATCTCGAGCTCGAAAAACCGCTTCAAATGTTTCAGCGTCGGTACGGGCAGGCTGTGCGCCTCTTCGATAATCAACAAATGCCGCTGGCCAGCCTCGGAACTGGCTTTCAGCAGCCTATGCAGTTGATGGAACTTGGCATCTTGGCTGCGCTTGGGGCTTTCGCTGGGCGAGATACTGCGAATGATCGCGTCGGCAATGCTGGCCGCTTTCAAGGTTTTGCCCTTCGCGTCGTTGTCTTCCATCGCCAACACGTAGGGTTCGATCACCGTGACCGGCTTGCTTTCGCTGTGCAGCCAATCGATCAAATTGCGCTTCAACGTGGTCTTGCCCGCGCCCGATTCGCCAATCACCGCCACAAAGCCGCCGATGGTCGCGGCGTTGCGCAGGGTCATATTGATGTACTTGCCGTCGGGCGATAAAAACACCTGCGCCTGCTCGGTGGGTTCTTGGAAGGCATGACTGGGCAGGCCAAATTTAACCTTGGCCTGTTGTGTCAGGGTTTGTTTGCGTATTAACATCGATTCGTCCTTGCGTGGTAGAGCGTTTTTGCCGCTCTGGTTGGATGTCCCGCTGCTCGAACAGCGGGGCTTTTGGGCGCTTCGCACCGGTGTGCTTACGCCACGTTCTGATAAGAACGCTTGAAACTTCTTGTCAAAATCGGGCAAGCTCGGAGCCTTGCTTTTGTTCACAAACTCGCTGATCGCAGCGGCGGAACAGCCCAGTTTTAGCGCCAAGCCGCGATAACTCAGCCCGTGCTGTTTCAGCAGTTTTTTGAGGTTTTCGGCGCCAATCAGTTGGGTCGAGTTCATCGTCTGCCCCCCACTACGCGCAGTTTTTGCCGTGCAATCGTCACGGCTTGGCTGCTCTCTAACGAAGTTGCGATCTGGCTGATCTGGTCTTCAGGCACGCCATCCGGCCAGTCGCTGACTAGTTTTTGATAGTGCTGCGGCGACCATTCGCCCTTGTATAAAGCGCGAATTTTGATCGTGGCCTGCACGGTGCTGAGGCGCACGGCTTCGACGCGTCGAGGGCTGCTGTGCAAATCGGTACCGTGCCTGCCAATCCACTGACGCTCTGGAGCCTGCTCGATGTCGGCCATCGGGTTGATTTGGTTTTTGAACGGTCGCACACCGCTTTTGCGTGCTTTTCGCACGTCGGCTTCGGTCTCGGCTTGGTAAGCGGCTTTGCGGATTTTTTTGCGCTGGGTGTCGGCTTGGGTGTCTGGCAAGCCGGCATAGCTTTCGCCAATCACCGGTGCGGCTTCGTTAAAACCAAAATCGTCTAGGCCGATGGGTTCCAGCGTGCGCCAGCACACCTCGCCGTCCTCACTGATGTATTCGGCATCAATCGCGGGTGCGCGGTAGGCATTGACCAACACCGTCACTTTGCCGCCCACCATGACACGCGGCAAATGCCGCACATCGAAACGCTGGCCACGGTGGGCGATGGTCAGATCGCCGCGCACCGTCACTTCTTTCGGGTTGGTGGTGACCAGTTCTTGGCACAACTCGCGGCTGGGCGGAATGCGCAATTCGGCGGCTTTAATCCGCAGCCACATTGCGTAGCGGGTCTGGCCGTGGCGGGTGTGGGTTTTTTCACTGTTGAACCAGACCGTGAACGCGCTGGCTTTTTGGTTCAGCTCGTCCAAACTTTGGATGTTCAAAAACGCCAGCCGCCCCTCGAATTGCCGTTCAACAATGTCGTGGCTGCGCTCGACTTGCCCCTTGGCGCGGGCATTGCCCACTTCATGCGTTAGCAAATCAATGCCCAAGCGCAGCAGCAGGTTCTGAAACAAACCGGATAAGTTGGCCGAACCCTTATCGCACAACAGTTTGCTCGGCACCCCGTAAAACGGCTGCTTTTCGCGTTTTTGCAGCGCGTCTTGGAAAAATCCAATCAGGTTTTCGGCGCTTTCCACGCCCGTGCGGTATTGCAAGAAAAACGCGCCGCTGGTGTGATCGGTCACCAACCAGCGAGTCAGCCGCTGCTGGTGAATTTTGATGAAATTGGCGGGCTTGTTCTTGTTGAACTCGCGCTCTTCCATCACCGCCAACCCGCCGGTTTTGAGATAAAACAGCACACACACCGAGGCATCTAACTGCCAGACATGGTTCGGGTGCAGGCTGCGCAGGGCGGTGTGCGGTGTGGCCGCTTGCAGTTGATCCGGGTGGAGGGCGTGCTCTTTTAGCAGGGCGTTGATGCGGGCGGGCTGAACCTCGCTTTGCAACTGCCCGTTCGCTCGCAAAATGTCGCACGCGGTCTCAACCGACAACAGACGCTTCCCGTTGGCACGGGTGCTTTCAGTCAGCAGCCCGGCCACACGCTCTAATTCGTCAGCACTCACGCTGCTTTGGCCTTTATCGGTGCGGGTTTTACGCTCGTGGCTCCAGCCTGCTGCCGCGAGTTTTCGATACAAATGCTGGCGCGACGTGCCGAGCATCAACTCGGCCTGCGCCAACAGTTGGCTGCGGCTGCCGTGCTTGGCCTCGGTCAAACGGGTTGCCATTTCGCGCAAGTAATCCTGCTCGGCCAGCGCGTTCATGCGCCGCCCTCGCTCATCCAAGCCGGTGCCAGCATGTCGCCAAAATCAATAGGTATGCCGTGTTTGCGCAGGGCTTCATCAAAACGCTGTGCCAGCCAGATCAGCGTGTTTTTGCCTTCTTCTTGCAAGGGCGTGCTGTCGGGGCTGTCTAGCAGCACTTCCACGTCGGCAATAAAACCACTCATGGCCGTTTGCACTGCAAAACCGCTGCTGCGAAGCCGTGCCAGCGCCGCCGCTTGGTGTTCCGCCGCTAGTGCAGCAGGCGATTTTTGCAAAGTTTGTAGCTTGGCCTCGAAACTGTTGATCTTGGCTTCTTTGGCTTCCAGCACCCGCTGATGACTGTCGTGGTCGGCCTCGCGGCGCTCCAACTCGGCGCGTAGGCGCTTGCGCAGTTGGCTTGTACTCATGCGCTCGATTTCATCGAGTTGCAAGCCTGCCACCACGTCGCCGTTGTTTAGGGCTTGCAGGTCGTCTTCATCCAGCACCATCAGCTCGAACAATTTGCTCTTGTGTTCGACGGCTTTAATCAAGTTGGGCGGAATGGTCGCGCCGAGCATCTTCTGCGCTGCTTGCATCATTCGCTGTGCAAGACGTGGCTCTAGGCCAATTTCTTGCAGGGTTGGCAGCCAATTTCCGTGTTCTTCAAACTGTTTTAGCACCAGCAAGCCGCGCCCAGCTTCGAGCATTTCTTCAGCACTGCGGCTGAGGTGGTAGCGAACCTTATCGACAAAATGGTCGCGGTTGTACGCCAAGGCACCGTTGCCATAACGCTGCAAAACGGTGATTCCGTTGCTGCGGTGTTCGTCTAATTGCTGCAAGGCTTGGCCGCCTTCTGCAACTAATGGATGGGTTTTTTCAACTTTCATGCGGGTTCCCTTGTGTAACGATTTTTCAAATCCGTGAGGTCGCGCTCAGCTTTGTCGAAAGCCGAAAGCACTTTTATGGCCTTCTGAGCAAAGCGTTTGCCCGCCCGCCAGCGGTGGGTGGTGGGGATGTTTTCTGCCCAGCCGGTTGCTTCTAAATTGCGCAGGTCTCGCAAGGCCACCGACGGCGTAATGCCGAGGGCGGTGGCAATTTCAGTGAGCGAAAGACCGTTAATTTCGTAGCCCACCAAGGCCTCCAGTACCGCGATCAGGCGTTGCTGGGCTTTGTTGTCGGGCTTGTTTTCATTCACCGCGTTCATGGCTTGATGCCCGTGGTAGCCATGCCCAAGCGGCTGGCAATTTCGTGGGCGCGGCCATAGTTGCCTTTCAGTTGGCCGTTCAACACGCGATACACGTCGTTGCGCGTGTAGCCGTTTTCCTTGGCCCACGCGGTAAAAGTTTTACCCTCGCGGCGGAACTGAGCTTTGATTTTGTCTGAGGTAGCCATTGATATGATGCAAACATAATGCGGGTATCTGTGCATCATTGTGGTAACTAAAAAGTTACCTGTCAAGGGTTATTTAGAGTATTTTTTGTGACTATCGGAAACAGACTGAAAGAAGAACGCGAGCGCCTCGGGCACACGCAAACCACGCTGGCCACCCTCGCGGCCACTACCAAAAAAACCCAGATCGACTACGAAACCGGACGCACCTCGCCGAACGCTGAGTACTTGAAAACATTGTCGAGCGTGGGTTTTGACGTGACCTACATCGTCACCGGCCAACGCTTAGATAACGTGGCACGCACCACGCGAGAAATGAGCCTGCTGCACCATTACCGACTGCTAGACGACCGCCAGCGCAAAGCTCTAAATGAACTGGCATACACTCTGTCGGGTGCTGGCGCTGAAAACGCAAAATGAAAACCATCGTCTATTTATTGTTATGCCTGCTAACGATCCGCCCAACATTGTCGAATGGCCGAAGTGAACGACAAAAAGAGCCGACCCGCAGGCGACATCCGTGCAATGGCTCGGCAAGTGGTGCGGCAAGTAGATGCCATCAATGTGCTGGTCGCAGAATTGCAGCAATACGGCCTGAGCATCAGAATCGCGCCAGAAATTTCCGGCAGCACAGACACCCCGATCAAATAATCTATTTCAAATGCGATCACGTGATCGCATTTGCCAAAAAATTGACAGGTGCCGTTACCCGATTTTCTGCAATCCAGTGCTAACCATGCCCGAAATTTCTGAAGACTATCTTTTAGAGCAAGGAGGAGAGTTAAGCATTGGTGATTCTTATCGAGACAGAACTATAAGTTTTTCTGTGACTATCGCCGACGCAGAAAAAGAAAGAGAAAACTGCGCCCGCCACTGCTTACCTGTTGTAGCGTAAAGCCCCGTCCTTCAGGGCGGGGATGTAAGCGGCGCTCTGGCTGTGTTGGTGGTTTAGAACTAAAATGGTGCCATGAAAACC